GAATGCTACCATCCAGAGACAGAGATCATGAACTCCAACATGGACTTTGTAAAGATAAAAGATCTAAAGGTTGGCGACTCCGTCATGGTAGAGGGCGGGGTTAAAAAAACCATTGTAAAGAGAACTGAGGGAGTGGCCGATAGTTACTTGATAAGGCAGCCATACGGAAGTGATTATATTGTAACCGAGAATCACAGGTTAGTCTTAAACCTATACAATAAAGGAGAGGTTGTGATGACTGCAAGGGAGTTTTATGAATCTTCAAAATTTAAAAAACAACACTTGACTAGGGTCGTTAGTAAAGGGATTGAGTCTGAAGATATATTTGACGGTATGCCACCATACATGCTGGGACTATGGCTTGGTGACGGGCGTAAAGGCGCCTTAACGTTTATAGTCAACCAAGATGAAGAGCCAGAAATCCTACACTACCTAGGTAGAATGGCTAGTATGTGGGGGTTAAAGACATCTATCAGACAAAGAAAGGAGTGCAAGGCTCACGTAGTTGAGTTGACTATTTTAAACGGTAGGTCAGAATTAAAGAATATAGGGGTCTTAAATAATAAGCACATACCAGAGCAATACATGAAGTCGTCAATTGGCACTCGCCTTCAGATATTAGCAGGGATAATCGATACTGACGGTTATTCAGATCATAAAAAATCAAATATAGAAATAGGGATGTCAAATGAGGCGCTGGTGCGTCAGATTAGAACACTAGCTCTATCCTGTGGAATATCATGCAGTCCCGTTAAGCGCAAAAAATCAAATTATAACACTGATGTCTACAGATTAGCTATGTCTGGCGAATTATCGCTAATCCCTATCTTAACAAAGAAGAAATCTTTTGACGGGTACACTCCTAAAACAAGGGGTCGCCGAAATAAAGTCCGTATAGAACACATTGGACCATCAGAATATGTTGGAGTGCAGGTAAATGCAGAGGTTGATGAGGAAAGAAAGTTGATTCTTAGCGATTACACCATTAGTATGAATAGCGGAAAATGGCTACCTCCAGACAACATCCTGAACAACTGGAGGGTAACAAAGACCTGCCTTAGACTTGGTAGGAAGATCATTGGCAAGTGTATGATGGGGTCAACCTGTAACGCACTCGCAAAGGGCGGTGCAAACTTCAAGAAGATCTACAACGGATCAGATCCACTGAAGAGGAACGCCAATGGTCAGACGGAGAGTGGGCTGTACGCTCTGTTCATACCTATGGAGCATAACATGGAGGGATTCATAGACAGGTATGGCATGCCAGTCCTGAGAACCCCTAAGAAACCTATCATGGGCATAGACGGAGAGCTCATACGTATAGGCGCCATTGATTACTGGGAGAATGAGGTGGACTCAAAGAAGAGCGACCCAGATGACCTTAACGAGTTCTACAGACAGTATCCACGTACCGAGTCGCATGCATTCAGAGACGAGAGCAAGGAGTCTATATTCAACCTGACGAAGATCTATCAGCAGATAGACTACAACGACAACATGATCAAGGAGCACCACCTCACCAGAGGGGGGTTCCACTGGGAGAATGGAATAAAGGACACCAAGGTAATATGGTCACCAGATAGAAACGGAAGGTTCCTAGTATCTTGGCTGCCGTCATCGAGCATGCAGAACAAGATCGAGATGAGGGGAGGTAGAAAGTTCCCAGCGAATGAACATGTCGGGTCGTTCGGGTGCGACTCGTACGATATCTCGGGGACCGTTGGCGGAGGCGGGTCAAATGGAGCTCTGCACGGTTTGACAAAGATGCATATGGACAGTGGCCCAAGCAACGAGTTCTTCCTTCAATACATAGCTAGACCACAGACTGCTGAGATATTCTTTGAAGAAGTCTTGATGGCAATCGTATTCTACGGGATGCCAATACTTGTGGAGAATAACAAACCAAGGCTACTGTATCACCTCAAAAACAGGGGGTACAGAGGGTACTCGATGAACAGGCCAGACAAGCCTATTTCCAATTTATCAAAGACTGAGCTGGAGCTTGGTGGGTTACCGAACTCGAGCGAAGACGTGAAGCAGGCCCATGCATCGGCCATAGAGTCGTACATCGAGAAGTACATCGGCCTCGACATGGACGGATCATTTAGAGATCCAGATGAAATGGGCTCAATGCCATTCACAAGGACACTTGAGGACTGGGCTCGGTTCGATATAAACAACAGGACCAAGTTTGATGCGTCTATAAGCTCTGGACTGGCTATTATGGCTAACCAAAGACACCTGTACACACCGCAGGCTCAGCAGTCGAAAATTATCTGTAAATTTGCGAAGTACGACAACTCTGGCAAAACTAGCCGATTAAATCAATAGATGGCATACGTGTATAGACATGTTAGGTTGGATAAGAACGAGCCATTTTACGTGGGTATAGGGAAGACAATAGCTAGAGCTTATTCCAGCAAGAATAGAAGTAGTCACTGGGAGGCGATAGTTAATAAATCAAAGTACAAAGTTGACATATTATTTAGAGATGTTGATTATGACAAAGCAAAGGAGAAGGAGATAGAATTTATTAATCTATACGGAAGGGCCGACTTTAAAAAAGGGCCGCTTTGTAATAAGACCAATGGTGGAGACGGGTGTTTAGGATTGATACACACGGAAGAGTCTAGAGAGAAAATGGGAGCGCCAAACAGAGGAAAGGTGATATCCAAAGAGCACAGAGAAGCAATATCAATGTTTCACACTGGTAAAAGACACTCTGAAGAGTATAAAATAAAGATGTCCAACAGGATGATTGGAGAGAAAAACCATATGTATGGAACCAAAAGAAGTGACGAGGCTAAATTAAAAACATCTTTAGCTAATAGAGGGGATAAGAATAAAGCAGCCAAGCTCTCATCCAAGAGCGTGTTAGATATAAGAAGAAAGTATAGTGAAGGAAACGTAACTCATCAGCAATTAGCAAGCGAGTTTGGAATTTCCAAGAGCAATATCACTAGTGTATTGAATAGAAAAACTTGGGCGACCATATAAATGAAGGAGATAGAGGTTAATGTTCCGAAAACAGGGTTTCCAGACCAGTTTGCAACAGACGCGGTAAAAGCATCAAAGGAATACGGACTACTTGTCGGTAGCGCAATCTCTTACGAATGGTTCAGAAAAGACGGAGGCGGCTGCAGGTACTATGACCAGTGGAGACAGTTCCACAAGCTAAGACTATACGCTAGAGGAGAACAGTCCGTACAGAAGTACAAGGATGAGCTCGCTATAGATGGTGACCTTTCATACTTGAATCTAGACTGGACCCCAGTTCCGATCCTCCCAAAATTTGTCGACATCGTAGTGAACGGGATGACTGATAGGATGTTTAAGGTCAGTGCATATGCTCAAGACGCTCTTTCAGCAGATAATAGGAATAAATATCAAACAGAGATCGAGGCTCAGATGGTGAGTAAAGATATGCTGTTGAAGTTTAAAGAAGATTTTGGGGTGGACCCATTCACTATGGACCCAGACGAGATCCCAGAGACCGATGAGGAGCTATCCCTTCACATGCAGTTGAAGTACAAGCCAGCCATCGAGATTGCTGAAGAGATAGCGATTAATACTATACTCGACGAGAACGGATATCAGGACATAAGAAAGAGATTGGCGTATGACCAGACGGTCATTGGGATTGAGATAGCCAGACACACCTTTCAAAAAGGCGCTGGGGTAGTTATTGATTATGTTGACCCAGCCAACGTTGTGTATAGCTACACGGAGGACCCGTACTTTAAGGATTGTTTCTATTGGGGAGAGGTGAAGACAATGGCCCTCACAGAGTTGATAAAGATAGACCCAGACCTGACTAAGGAACAGATGGAGTTGATATCCAAGTCAAGTAGTCAGTGGGCGACCCAGTACAACCTGTCACAGATGCACGAGAATGACTTATTCTACAAGGACACGTGCACCCTTTTATACTTCAATTACAAGACAACAAAGACATTTGTATACAAAAAGAAAACCCTTGAGGGAGGTGGAGAGCGCGTAATAGAAAAAAATGACGAGTTCAACCCTCCGCAAGAAATGATGGATGAGGGAGGCTTTGAGAAAGTAAGCAAGACGATTGAGGTATGGTACGAGGGAATAATGGTCATGGGTACCAACATCGTACTTAAGTGGGAGTTGTCAAAGAATATGGTCCGACCGAAATCAGCCAGTCAACGGTCGCTTCCAAACTACATAGCCTGCGCCCCAAGGATGTATAAGGGGTCAATAGAGTCACTATGCAGGAGGGTCGTGCCTTTTATAGACCTGATACAGCTGACTCACCTGAAGATGCAGCAGGTCATAGCTAGAATGGTTCCAGATGGGGTATTCATCGACGCCGACGGACTGAATGAGGTCGACCTTGGAAACGGGGCCGCGTATAATCCAGAGGACGCACTGAGACTGTACTTTCAGACAGGTAGCGTGATCGGACGAAGCTACACGCAGGAGGGAGAGTTTAATAACGCAAGGGTACCAATCCAGCCGCTTTCGTCAACTGGGGGAGCTTCAAAGATGCAGTTGTTGATATCAAACTATAACCACTACCTTGACATGATCAGATCTGTGACTGGCATAAACGAAGCTAGGGACGGGTCTATGCCTAGTCCAGACGCGCTAGTCGGTGTCCAAAAATTAGCGGCTCTGAACTCAAACACCGCGACAAGACATATACTTGAGGCAAGTTTATTTGTTACGAAAAAACTAGCCGAGGCTCTGTCATATAGAGTCGCTGATATACTTGAATACTCAGACTTTAGGGAAGAGTTCCTTAATCAGATAGGTAAGTACAATGTAAACACATTAAGCCAAATAAAAGACCTGCACCTACATAGCTTCGGTATTTTCATTGAGCTAGCTCCAGATGACGAGGAAAAAGCACAGCTTGAGGTCAATATTCAAACAGCCCTCTCAAGGGATAATATAAACCTCGAGGACGCCATCGACATTAGAGAGGTTCGCAACATTAAGTTAGCTAATCAATTACTAAAGCTCAAACGAAAGAAGAAGCAAGAGTCAGATCAGCAGAACGCAATGCAGATGCAACAGATGCAGGCCCAGACGCAGATGCAGGTTCAGCAGATGGCGGCCCAGACGTCTCAGCAGAACATACAGATGGAGATGCAGGCCAAGGCTCAGTTTGAGCAGGTTAAGACTGATATGGGGATCAAGAAACTTGACGCTGAGGCCAAGTACAAGCTGATGCTAATGGAGCGCGAATTTGAGATGCAGATGAAACTGCAAGGCGCCGCTCAGGAGCAGATACAGAAGCGAGAGGACACGAGGGAGACGGAGAAGGCGAAGCGCATCGACAAGCAGAACACACAGCAGTCAAAACTCATTGACCAAAGGAAAAACAACCTTCCGCCACTAAGCTTCGAGTCGAACGAGGATAGTCTGGACGGATTTGATCTCGCGGAGTTTTCGCCTAGATAAAAAATAAATCAATAACTTTGCATAAAATAAAATCAAATGGCTGAATTTAAAGTAAGAGACCTCGGTGAGATGGAGTCAAAGTCCACTCAAGAGATAGAGAGTGACTTGATTAAGAAACATGAACAACAACTACAGGGAACAAAACCAGAGGAAACTAAGGTTGAAGAGCCGCAAGGCTTAAAAGAGGAGGACGTTCTTTCACATATTAAAAACCGATACGGTAAGGAGATCAACTCTCTAGAAGAGTTGCTATCCCAAAGAGAGACATCACCTGAATTACCAGAGGATGTCGAAGCTTTCTTCAAATTCAAGAAAGAGACTGGTAGAGGAATTGATGACTTCGTCAGAGTTCAGAAGAACATTGACGAATCGGACCCAGAGTCACTGCTGCGTGAATACTACAGGCAGACAGAGGAAGGGCTGGACGATGAGGACATCAAGGATCTAATGGATTCAAGGTTCGCGTATGACGAAGACCTTGATGAAGAGTCGCTTATCAAGAAGCAGAAGTTGGCAAAGAAAAGAGAGCTCACCAAGGCTAAGAAGTTCTTAAAGGAGCAGCAAGAGTCATACAAGATTCCACTTGAGTCAAGCAAGGGATCCGACGGCGCTGGGAACGATGAGGATATCAAGGCTTACCGAGATAAATTGGAAGAGGCAAAAAGTGTTGAAGCAGGGAACCAGAAGAAAAGAGAATGGTTCAGCAAGAAGACCGACGAATTGTTTGGGGATGAATTCAAAGGTTTTGAGTTCGATGTCAACGGCAAGAAGATGGTGTTCAAACCAGCAGACGCAGCAGAGTTGAAGACTAGTCAACAATCACCGATGAACTTTATAAACAAGTACATTGGGGAGGACGGACTACTAAGCGACCCAGCTGGGTATCACAAAGCCCTTTCCGCAGCGATGAACCCTGAGAAGTTTGCCAAGTTCTTTTACGAACAAGGTCAAGCGGATGCGGTTGGTGACATCACCAAGAGGTCCAAGAATATTGATATGGACACTAGGAGAGCGCCAGAGTCAACCAACAAAGGAGGATTCCAAGTGCGGTCCGTAGACCAGAGCTCAGGCAATGGCTTAAGGATCAGAAGTAACAAGACATAAACAAACCTAAAAACAAAACATCATGCCATTACAAGCAGTCCCATCATTTCAGTTGCAGCCTAGCTCTACGCAGCAGGCTACCGCAACAAACTACCTTACAAACTTTGACTTCTTGAATCAGTATCTTCCTGATACCTACGAGAAGGAGTTCGAGCGTTACGGAAACCGAAGCGTAGCATCATTCTTGCGAATGGTAGGAGCCGAGATCCCGTCAAACTCTGACCTCATCAAGTGGACAGAACAGGGTAGGCTTCACATCAAGTACACCGAAGTTGGAGCCCTAGCTGTTGGCGCTGGTCAGAGCACGCAGGTGTTTACAATCAACGACACCCTAGCTGGGAACATGGCTATCCGAGACGGGCAGACAATCCTCGTTAGCTGGAACAACGGCGCTGGCTCAAACAAGGCTATCGTTAGCGGCTGTAACTACGGCACTGGAGAATTCCAAGCGAACTACTATGAATTAGCTGGATCCGCTGACGCCACGACTGGCGCTGGCAGCTCTGATGTAACTGTGTTCATCTACGGATCAGAATTTGCTAAGGGAACCGTTGGAATGACCGAGTCTCTAGAGGCTGAGGTTGAGTTCTTCGATAACAAGCCGATCATCCTAAAGGATAAGTACGCTGTATCAGGATCGGACATGGCTCAGATCGGATGGGTTGAGGTGTCAACAGAGAACGGAGGAACTGGATACCTATGGTACCTAAAGTCTCAGCACGAGACACGTCTTCGTTTCGATGACTACCTTGAGACATCTATGATCGAGGCCGTTCCCGCTGAAGCAGGCTCAGGCGCCATTGCCCTTGCTAGCGGATCTAAAGGCATCTTCTTCTCAGTAGAGGATAAAGGAAACGTGTTCGGTGGAGGTAACCCTACCACTCTAGCTGATTTCGACTCTGTTATCTCTCGACTTGATAAGCAGGGAGCGATCGAGGAGAATGTCATCTTCGTTAATCGTCAGTTCTCTTTCGATATCGATGACATGTTGGCTTCTCAGAACTCTTACGGAGCTGGCGGCACCTCATACGGACTGTTCGACAACGATCAGCAGATGGCATTGAACCTTGGATTCTCAGGATTCCGAAGAGGATATGACTTCTACAAGACTGATTGGAAGTATCTGAACGATCCAACCATGAGAGGTGGCCTCCCTTCTGGACAGGTAAACGGATTGCTTGTGCCAGCTGGCTCGACCACTGTGTACGATCAGGTTCTTGGAAAGAACGCTAAGCGTCCATTCCTACACGTTCGTTACCGTGCTTCTGAGGCAGAGGACAGACGATACAAGACTTGGATCACTGGCTCAGCTGGCGGTGCAGGAACAAGCGATCTTGACGCTATGGAGGTTAACTTCCTATCTGAGAGATGTGTTTGTACTCTTGGAGCAAACAACTTCGTTATCTTCGAAGGATAATTCTAAACTTGAAGGGAGGGTAGCACGTGCTACCCTCACCTTTTTTTTCTTTCTAATCTAATCTAAAATCAAAATGAGCACACAAACACCATTGGTCGACAAGACCTACCGATTAAGAAGGGGTCAGGCCCCATTGTCATTCATGTTGCCATCTCGCAACAGTCACAGACACCCACTACTTCACTTTGACGGATCAAGTAACCGAGCACTTCGGTACTCTCCAAACCAAAAAAGTCCATTTGAGGATGAGCAGGACAAGCAGGTTATCCTCACCCCTATCATCTTTGAGAATGGATTCCTAAAGGTCCCAAAGAACAACCCAGTGTTACAGTACTTCCTACAACTCCATCCAGAGAATGGAAAGGTTTTCGAGGAAATAAACAACGAGAGAGATGCCGAGAAGGATCTTGAGACCTTTAACTATGAGGTTGATGCCCTTATCGCGGCTAAGCAACTTGAGCTCGTTGAGCTTGAGCGAATCGGTCGCGTGATACTTGGAAAGGATGTAACACGCATCAGCACTCCAGAGTTAAGGAGAGATATACTCGTTTACGCGAGGCAAAACCCTAGAGAGTTTCTGGACGCTCTAAACGACCCAATGACAAACGTGAAGGCTACCATCGCCTTGATGTTCGACAAGGGTCTCCTTGGATACAGAGCTGGAAAGGATGTACACTTCAACCTTCCAACAAATAAGAAGCGAATGCTGACGGTCCCATACGGAGAGGATCGAGACTACATCGTTGCGTCATACATGCAATCAGACGAGGGCCTTGAGGCATTCAAACTCCTTGAGCCGATGTTAGAAGATTGATTATCTTTGTGACTTACATAAACCCATAAACATTTTTTATCATGATTAAATTTTTAGAATTCCCAATCACAGCAACAGGCGAAACATCTCAGCTGGTCTGTATCAATGGCGTTATCCTCGTTGAGCAAGCATCAACCACTACGGTTACGCTTACTTATGGGTCAGGATCCGCTTCAGCGGACGTGGTAACCATCACCTTGGCTGTTGCTATGGCCGCAAATGACGTATCTGTAAGAGACAGAATACAGTACAGTATTATCGAGGCGCTACAGTCACCTTGGACAAAGGTTAAGAAAACTGTTAGCGTTGCCGATCTTGTGGATGGCGCTGGAGTACAGGTGGCGATCACTGGAATCGCAATTGCCTAACAGGGTATTTATCCTATTTTAATAAACCCCCAAGCCAACGCTTGGGGGTTTTTTATATTCACTATCTTTGTGCCTATGGTAAGTATCAACGATGTACGGGAAACGGTTCTTGCTATATGCAATAAGAACAACTACGGGTACATATCTCCAGACGACTTCAATCTATACGCCAAGCAGGCGCAGCTTGATGTCTTCAGTGGGTATATGAGCAAGTACAACTACTACATGAACATGCAGAATCAGCACCAATCTGGTAGTGATTTCGCAAACCTCGCAGAGTCGGCCAGAGAGGCGATCGAGGTGTTTATCACGGCGTCTTCGCTAACATATACCAATGTTGCTGGCATACTTGCTGTCTTTAACGCCCCAAGTAATTGGTATCACATAAACGCGGTCCTCTACAACAGCTCCGAAATACACAAGGTGAGTAGGGTTGATGTTTTAAGGCTGTCCAACTCAAACCTTACAGCACCGACCGAGCAGTACCCAGTATACATTATGGGAAATGCAGGTGGACTTACTCCGAACGGATCGGTGGGTATTGTCCCCAACACTATACAGGCCAACGTATCCGCCGTATATGTCAGATACCCAGTCGATCCAGTATGGGCTTACGTGACCCTCTTAAATGGAGAGCCGATGTACAATGCAGGATCATCTGTTGACTTCGAGGTAGCTGAAGACGAGGAGTCGATGCTTGTGAATAAGATACTTGAGAAGGCTGGATTATCAATTAGGGAACAGGAGGTATATAAGACAGCGCAGGTAAACGATAATCAAAGTCAATAATGGCGTATCTAACAGGGTATCAGTACTACGAAAATGGAGGCTCCGTTCCAGAAGACGCAAACTGGGGTAGCTATCAGTACGTAAGCCTATTCGACATAGTGAACAACTTCATGCTGATGTATCAGGGCAATCAAGAGATCCTGAATAATGTAAGCAGACACGTAGTGATATTCCACGCAAAGCGAGCCATACAGGAGCTTAATTATGACGCGTTCAAGGAAATAAAAGCGCTTGAGCTTGACGTGTGCGAGAACCTTAGATTCGTACTGCCACAAGACTACGTTAACTGGGTGAGGATATCGGTGTATAAGAACGGGGTCCTATTCCCATTATCCGAGAATATTCAGGTGAATGGTGCTAAGGCGTACCTACAGGCAAACGACTGCAGGATACTGTTTGATCAGAACGGCAATATACTTGAAGCGAATCAATCGCAGCTCGACTATGATAGGATCACTGGTATTCAAAAGAGTATATACCTGAACTCGAACAGTATATACAATGGATCGCAGGGTTACTACGATGGCTCTTCTTGGTACTTTGACTTTCAAGTGGGAGCTAGATACGGCCTGAACACGGAGACGGCTAATGCAAACCCGACATTTAAGATAGACAAAAAGGCTGGCGTCATAAACTTCAGCTCAGGCGTTTCGGATCAGAAGGTGATCCTTGAGTATGTAAGTGACGGAATGGAGGGAGGCAACGACTCGCTGGTGAGTGTGAACAAGCTATTTGAGGCATACGTGTATGCGTACATAAGGGCTGAGGTGTCAAACAACAGATTCGGACTACAGGAGTACGTGATAGGGAGGTACAAGAAGGACAGGAGAGCATTGTTAATGAACGCGAAAATCAGAATAGGCAATATCAATCCATCGAGGCTTCTGATGAACCTACGGGGGCAATCGAAGATGATCAAGTAACATGGCTAAGGACCAGAGAGACTTTACTAAGGGCATAATGAACAAGAGTGTCGACGAGAGACTCTTGCCAGCTGGCGAATACATTGACGCGCAGAACGTCAGGCTCGGGTCGACAGAGCTAACCGAGGAAGGGTCTGTTGAGAATTCAAAGGGAAATGTTCAGCTAACCACGCTAAGGTACGATGGAGATGCCCTGAGCATTGACGCTGTATGTATTGGGGCGAAGGAGGACTCGGCCAGTGAGACAATGTACTGGTTCGTACACGACCCAAACCATATTTACGGAGGTGTTGTTGATATGATAGTCTCTCTAAACATGCAGACGTATCAACTCGTATATCACGTAGTAACCACGTCACTACTAAACTTCAATCCAACGTATTTAATGAACGGGGTCAACATAATAGGCGACCTACTATTCTTCACTGACGATTACAACCAACCAAGAAAGATAAACGTGACAACGGGCTATACACAGCCCATTGCTCACGTTGATCAGATAACTGAGCTTGACATTAGCGTGATCAAACCTCAGCCAGTGGAGTCTCCAACAATAACCTTACAGGCCAATGTTGCGAACGATGACTTCATGGAGGACAAGTTCCTTTGCTTTGCCTATAGGTACAAGTACAAGGACGGGGAATACAGCGCTACATCACAGTTCAGCGAGCCCGCCTTCATTCCATCAGAGTTCGCGCTAGAAACGAGAAGCTTCACGAATGGCGGAATGCTGAACGCGATAAATAGCGCTGTCGTAGAATTCAATACTGGCGGATCTAATGTTATTGCAATCGATGTGCTGTTCAAAGAGATGGACTCAAGCGTAATATGGGTCGCTAAGAAGTTGACTAAGGCAACGTATGGGTATCAAGACAACGACATAGAGAGCCTTACATTCTCAAGTGGCGACATATACACTATACTTAGCGAGGGCGAGATACTCAGGTTGTTTGACAATGTCCCAAGATTATCTAAGGCTCAGACCGTTATGGGAAACAGGCTTATGTACGGCAATTACCTTGAGGGGTACGACATGAAGGACGCCAACGGCAATGCCATACAGTTGAATTACAATGTCGAACAGGAATCCGAACCAGAAAGCGCTTTCGCAAAGCAGGAGGATAGAACCTGCGTTGGGTGCTTATACCCCGCCCCATATCTATACACTGGACATAATCAGAATAACCCTAACGAAATACTTGTAGACCTATCTGACATCCCGATAGAGGACCTTATAGATGGTGGCCAGATCTTAATAGCCATCGAAACAAGGGCCGCTGCCGTCAAGTATCCAAACCCAGCAAGTACCCCTGCCCCATCTGAGCGGTATTATCCGTATGTTGGCAACCCACAGATTGAGGAGCCAGAGGCGCTAAGAACCAATAACACGATACAATTCTTATACAATATCGAGGGAAATCACGCGACATATCAATCAGCCTTTTCAGGAACATCATGGAATGATCAGGTCGGTACGTCTGGTAATTATCAGCAGAGCCCAAGTAATTACACATCTGGGTATACACTCACTGACAATTACAATTCAAATTGGCAGACTCCTCCCGTGTCTCAAGACCCAACCATCTGGGCCCCCCTTACGCTCATAAGGTCCGCGATCGACAACACTGATCTTACAGTGAGAAGCGGAACGGATCCGTTCGAGATGTTCGTATTGGGAGATTTTCTCCATGTAA